TTGAATTTTTTTCTTTAGAATTATTTGTTTCTCTCAAAAATTCATCAAATAACAATATTTTAATTTCTTTATTTTTCATTGTTTCTATTTTAGAGAGATATTTATCTTCTTCTAAAATTTCCATTTTGACTTGTTCACATTCTCTTTTAAATTTATTTATTTTTGTTATTTTATTTTGTTTTATCCAAATTTGGTCTAATACTAATGAAAATAATTGTTGCACTGGTTTCATAATTTGATTTGTAATATAATGCGAATAATCAATTGTTAAATTATGTTCCTTAATATAATTCGGAGTTTCTATTTTCTCTCCTTGAAGACAGTTTTTATTAGAATTATGAATATATAAATAATGAATTCTATCTCCTGATTGTGGTTTATTACCAGGATCGCGTTGTGTAATTCTATCTGCTAATACTTTATGTGCAATCTGTTGTGGATTTTTATACCCACTACGAAGAGATTTACTAATAATAAATTTATTTTCATGATATTGTTTATCAATAATATTTCGTAATGATGATCTCAAGAAGTTAATAGCTTCATCAATATTTTGTTTTTTCATTAATATATCAATAATTCCTCCATAAATATCTTTTACAATAGGAGCATTATCTCTCCTTTTCAATACAATTCCCATTTCTTTTCTTTTACATTTATTTGGATCTGTTTCGTACAACATTCCAACATATCTTTTTTTAGACAACAAACAAAATGGCATAAATGTTTTTTCATATTCAAGGTCATGAGGTTTTTTCAAGAATTTAGATGCTAAATGTCCAGCTTCTTGTGCTAATTCAATAGTTATTTCTAATGCTTTTTTTCCTCTTATTTTCTCTCCTTCTGGTGTTTGAAGATTAAATGTAAAGAATACTGAATCTGTATTATGAACAATCATTTCTCCAACTCCTGCTGCAAAATGATGATTTTCTGTTGTTAAATCATATACATATCCTTCATAATCAATATCAATAATTGTTTCAACGTTATAATAAATTGGATTAGAATTATAAGGACGATGTGGGTAAATAATAATAGAACAATCTATCATAATAGCAATATCAAATTTAAATGTTTGTGTTACACATAAATATATTTCGGATAACAGTTCTTGATTATATTCAAGATTAGTTGAATTATGTTTATTAATATTATAATCTTGATGAAATACAAATTCATCATTTTTTACTTGCAATCCTATAACAACAATTGAATTTTGTGTTTCTATAAATTGTGTTCGTTGTGATAACCAACATTTTAATAATTGTATTTTTATTTTGTTATCATAATAAGAATTAATATGTGGAATTGTATGAGACCAATTAAAATTATTTTCTTTTAATTTTATGGGATAATGCAACAAGTCCATTCCTATTTGAACATCATTTGGAGATATCTCTTCTCCATGAATAGTTAAGAGAGAATGGTCATCCGTTACATCAACTAATCCTTTTGGAGTTAATACTCTTTTCATTTTTTTGTTCGGAGATAATTTATGACGAATCACATTATTTAATCTTGTCCAACCTTTATCTGTCCAAGTCCAAATTGGTCTTTCAAATATATATATTTCTTTACCATCATCTGTTTCTGTCCAATTACCATCTCCATAAGTATGAATTAATTTATCAATTCTAATTATTTCAACTTCATAAATACCCATTTGATTCATAGAAGAAATATAAACAGGAGTATAATTGGCTACACTATCACCATAAATATATTCAGCTTTTGTTAATACAGGTCCTTGACTGGTATTACAAATTGTATTTTCATAACATTCTTCAATAACTCGTTTTGCATAAGTTAATAACATTCTTCCAACTGCAGTTGTAGATGCAGCACAATCCTTTTCATAAAATGTACTAGTTTTAGCACCACATTGACCATATAATGAATTCGCAGTTATTTTGTATCCCAATTGTCGTTTATCTAAAATATTTTTCATGAAATCATCTGTTTGCAATGGAATTAATTTTTTGGTGGTTTTTCTGGCTAATAACAATTCTTCTAAGATAGAAGGCATAATAGCTCGTTGTCCATTTTTATGTTGTGCAAAACGACATATTTTTTTGCCTGTTTTGATTTTATTACTAGCTCCAGCAGGTGTTTTTCTCTCATATTTGTATGTATCATAAGAAATGTTAACATATTCATAATCTGGTAAATTATCATAAATAGAATTACCAGTTTCACATATTAAATTTCCAAATAAATCATATTCTTTGGTCCAAACTTTACTATCATGAGATATATTTTCACTCATCATAGAGGATGGATAGAGAGAAGCATAATCCACACACGCGACTGGATTATCTAAATATAAATCACATTTTGGGTCCAATACAATAGCACCTTCATAACCTTCATAATCTTCTGATTTTTCCATTACAGGAATAAGAGTATCTTTCTCTCTGCATTTTTTTGCAACATAACTAGTTAATTTAATTCCTTGACCACGAAGAATAATAAAATTAATTGGAACAGAACAAATATTTGCCATTTCTGAAATACCAGTCCAAATGTCAACTTTATTCATTAAGTAATGAACTAGGTTACAATCTTGTATACAATATTTTGCAATAATGGCTCTATCATCAGCAGAACCATTAGTTAAACGAAATATGTCTTTAGGTGTAACATCATCTTTTGCAAGACACCATCGTAACTTTTTACCTTCATCTTCTATTATATTTCCTTTAATTTGAAAAGAAGAATTTGTTGAATCAATATTAGTTACAATAAATTTCTCTCCTTGGTTGTAATAATCAATAGAATGACCAATTTCTTCAAAATGAATGAAACTATCTATTAGTAATCCGGTAATATTAGTTGTATAAATAATAGTTGTATTGTCATCTGAATTATATTCTTTAGATTTGACTAAATCACCAATAAAATAACCAGAAACATAATCCAATTTATAAGAAGTTAAATTTTCTTCTCTCCGAAAATAATTGTATAAATCAATTTGAATTCTTCCATCCATTTTAATATATTTTAAATCATGTTGACCACTTGCAATATGAATACTTGTTTCTTCAATGCGAAACTTGCCGGAATCTTTGCATAAAGTTCCACAAATTTCATCAACATTTTTAGATAATTTAAGAAAAGGAATAACACAATTGTTTTCTTCTGCTCTTCTAAACATGAACTCATAATCAAACCCAAATATATTATACCCAATAATAATATCAGGATTCTCTCTTTGAATTAAATCAGCCCAATGAATTAATACTTCTGCTTCAGTATCATAAGTTTCTATTTCAACATTTTCAACAGGGGAACAGCTATTTAATACAATACAATGATTTTTATAAGGTGTTTTCTCTCCTAATCGCATAAATGTAGAACCAATAAATGTAACCTTATCACCTTCTAATCCAGGGAAATATGAATTCAAAGAAATAGTTAATTCAGTAATTTTTATAGAACGGTCCATTTTTTTAGTGATTAGGTCTAATACTTTAATTTTTTTGAGAGAAGAAGAATTATATGATTTTATATATATATCATCATCAATATCTGGATCAGATGTTTTATTCATGTTCTCAAATAATAATTCTATTTTAACATGTTCTTCTATTTTATCGCTTTCTTCATTGCGAATAAAAGAAGACAACCATATATCTATTTTTTTGGAAATAAATTCTCGTGTTACAGAATATTTTGGATAGACGATATCCACAATATTTAAATCATTAAATCCAAATGCACATAATATTATTTCTTTTAAATTACTTTCAGAAGGTATTATTTTAACATTTTCAAAATATTCAATAATTTGTGAAGCAAGTTTTTTATAAGATTTAACTGGAATTGGGAAGTCACCATGACTGCTACTAGCCTCAATATCAAAACTACATATTTTTAAAGGAACTTGATTTTCTCTCGTATTACAAGAAATTATTTCTCTATAATTTATTTCATATTCATGAACACAACTTGTAATTGTCTGATAGTTAATAATAGTATGTTCAGCTGGTAGAGTAATCCATCCGGATGGATAAATATTTTTGATATGAAATAAACGAAGTAAAGGAGGAATATTTGCTTCGTATAAATATAATTCTTCTTTTTCAAATATATAACCTGTTTTGGATAACTTATTTCTCTCATTATACCATAATTTTTTACATTTATTGAATGATAATATACTATTAAATTTTATTTCTAAGAATTTGTAGAGTTTACCTGTATCAAATCCATATAATTTTTTCTTTTTTAACAACTTACAATCTATAATAGAATCTTTATAATATTTTCCAATTCTCTCTTTTAAATGTTCAAAGAATCTATATTTCTTACTTTGACTCCAATTATCTCCAACTTTGACATAAAAGTATGGTTTAAAATCTTTTACAATAATAGAACAAGATTCATTATCTTCATTATATCCAAACATTTGGATTGTAAATTCAGTATTATCAGAAAATTCATTATGGTCAGAATCTTCTTCATTTGCATCATTAAATACACGAAAATCATAAAGCTTGATATTAACATCTTGATGTGTCATTGTTATATGGTTGATTGTTATATTTTTAATTGTTTTCAATATAAATCAATTTTATGAATAAAATTGATTTATTAATACTTTGTATTACAATAGCAAAGACAAATGAATTCTTATGGACAAACAAATTGTAAAATTTCAGTATGGAAAAAAGGAGAGAAAATAAAAGGATTAAATCCTAATATTTGGAGAAATGATATTTTTGGAAATAAAATAAATTATAATGAACATGGAAAAGTAACAAAATATGGATGGGATATAGATCATTATATTCCAAAAGCAAAAGGAGGTTCTGATGATATTATGAATTTATTTGCAGTTCATTATATACAAAATAGAAGTATGGGGATGAGTATGGAACAAAAAGATAAAATGTTCTGGTTTAGAGCATTAGAAGAGAAAAGAGCATTAGAAGAGAAAAGAGCGTTAGAAGAGAAAAGAGCGTTAGAAGAGAAAAGAGCGTTAGAAGAGAAAAGAGCGTTAGAAGAGAAAAGAGCGTTAGAAGAGAAAAGAGCGTTAGAAGAGAGAAAAGAGAGAAAAATAAAATTAATTTTGAATATTGGTGAAATATTATTTGTAAAACAAACACCAATAACAGATAGTCAACCGGCTATAATAAAAAATATTGATAAAAAAAATAATAAAGTATTAGTGCATTGGATTTTTAGTGATTATGAAGAAAATATAGAATTATACGAACCATTATTTGAGAGAAAAGAAAGAGACAAGAGAAAAGAGTCAAGAAGATAAATTACATATAATAACGTCTTCTTCTTTTTGTAAATTTATTATGTTTATGATGTTTTCTTTTTCTAAAACTTTTTTTAAATTTAGGTTTTTTATGATAAAATTGTTTTATAGAAATTGGTTGAATATAATTTCTTGTATGTAATTTATGTAATGATGATGATTTATGTAATGGAGATGGGGGTGGTTGTTGTTGTTGTATCCATATAGCTAAATTTTTAGCATTTCTCTCATCACCTTCTTTTTTAAATGTATTAATATGAGAACCATGAACATACCGAATATTTGGATATAATGCTGGCTTCTCTCCAACAGATTGAAGTTTATCATAATATTCTTTATTTATTCTAACAACTAATAAATCTTTATTTTGTGAGAGATAATTAGGTAATTTATCCCATTCAGGAGTAGTTCTTTTACAAAAAGGACATCCTTCTTTATAAAAATAAATAACAACAGGTTTCTTATTACGAATATGTTGATTTATATGATTTATTTTGGACATATTTTCAGGTGTATCATTTTCTATAATTAAATAATTCATATTATATATAAAGAAATAATTATTTTTATCAGACTATAATATATGATTTATTTGATATTTGTAATAGTATTTATAATATTGGGAATTTATTTTATGATAAATTTTAATAATGATATGGAAACTAATATATTAGAGGGATATATAAATCCTACGAATAAAGGGTTTAAATGTCCAGATATTTTGGTTCAAAAAGGAAAAAGATTTTTTTTATATAATTCAAAATTAGCAAAAGTTCCAGGCGTAAATCCGATTGAATTTCAAAATTTGGAAGATTATACAGAATTTATAGATTGGCAAAGAAGTCAAGGTATTCGTTGTCCTGTATTATTTTTACAATTTAGTTATAATGCACAAGGAGATCCAACTTATAAAATAAGACCAAGCCCAACAGATTTACAAGGAGGTCTTCCTTCAAATCCAGCAAGTTATTTATATAATAATATACCTATAAATATGCCAGATATAATAACTCCTTCAGGTGAAGAATTATCTTCTTCATTAGAAGAAGAGAGAGATAGTAGTTTATTATATAGTCCTAATGCAATGGATGATAACTGGGGTGGAATTGAATATACAGAGAATCTAATAAAAGAGGGTGCATTTGATGGAGATATAGTTACAACGTATTAAAATTAGACAACTATATAGTAAATAATATAAACATAAATTAAGTATATTATATTATTTACAATGAAAAATGTTATAATAATAATTGATGAAGCACACAACGTGAATAATTTACAAGAAAACATAATTTATATAATTGATGAAGCACAAATATCAACAAATATATTAGGTAGGTGTAATTAATTATTATCTAAATATTTCATCATTTTATTTAATGATTCTTTTGATTGATTCATTTTAGTTATGTTTTGAATAGTATTAATAAGTTTGGAATTATTAATATTATTAGGGTCAACATTTAATAATTCACTTAACATTAATCCATCAACATAATCATTCATTTCAATAAGTATATTTTCATAATCATTGCGATGTTTTGGTATATTTAAATCACTTTTAAGATTTAGGTGTTGTTCTTTTAATTTTTCATGAAAAGAAGTTGAATTAATACCACGACTAGTATTATTAATGGTAGATGTTTTTTTATTATTTTTTTGATTAGTCATACCTTCAATTTGTGTATTGTATATATTATAAAATATAATGATAATAATAATAAAAATAATAAATAATGCTGCTACATTAAAAAAGTCATTCATTATTTTTATATATAAATAATGAATATAAAAACAACGAATAATATTTATCCGAGTAATGTTCCAGAGTGTGTAACAGCATAAGAACCACGGCGATATTGAAGAGGAGAACGTGTGGTCAATAAAAATAATTGTCGTAAAGAAGGTGGTCTTTGAGGTGCTCTATAAGTATAAGCATTACCGACATTATAAACAGACATAAAAGGTTGTCCACTCCATGTTCCTGCCTTTTTAACTCCTCCAATAGAACCACCACTTTGACCAGTTCGGTTTGCAATTGTATTCACATATTGCGTTCCTCCATGTCCAACTATAAGAGCCATATTATAATATTATAAAGATAATAATATTATTTAAAATAATATTAATATTAAATAATATAATGGAAGTTCAATTATATATAAATCCATATAATTCCCTAAATCAAGAGATTACATTGAGCGATGTTCAATGTATTCTTAAAAAATATGGAGTTTCTTACGAAATTTTTAATTTTAATTTATTTAAAAGAGCATTTATTCATTCTTCTTATACAAAAAAAGAACAAGAAGGTGAATATGCAGAATGTCCTAAAGATTCATTACCTTTACATTCAAAATCTAATGAAAGATTAGAATTTTTGGGAGATGGTGTTTTAGAATTGATTACAAAATATTATTTATATCGTAGATTTCCAAAAGAGAATGAAGGGTTTATGACTGAAAAAAAAATTGCAATTATAAAGAATGAAGCTATTGGAAAAATAGCACAAGAAATTGGTTTGCATAAATGGTTTATTATATCTAAACAGTCAGAAGAAAAAAATATTAGAAATAATTTAAAAAAATTGGGATGTTTATTTGAAGCTTTTTTGGGAGCTTTATTTTTAGATGTAAATAAAATTAAAGTAAATGATGAAAATGATTGGTTTGACAATTTATTTCATTGTGGTCCTGGGTTTCAAATGGCTCAAGTTTTTATTGAAAGAATTTTTGAAACACATATTGATTGGATTGACCTTATACAAAATGATGATAATTACAAGAATATTCTTCAAGTAAAAATACAAAAAGAGTTTAAAGTAACTCCTAATTATATAGAATTAAAAAATGATATGGAGCAAGGTTATCATATGGGTGTATTTCTTTGTATAGGACAATCTATTCATAATATTCCATTAGATGAATATATAGATATTGATCATTTAGATAATTTTAAAAAAATAAATGAATATATACAAACTCATAAAAAAATATTATTATTCATGGGATCTGGACAACATAAAATTAAGAAAAAGGCAGAACAAATTGCTTGTAAAAATGTATTGGATAAATTGACTGAGTAATTAATTATTATAAATGTTTTTTTATAATAATTAAAATATTATAATACTTATAAGTATGTTAGATGAAATAATTGAAATTATGAAAAAAAAACCAGAAATACTAGAAGATGAACCAAAAGAATTTAAAGTAATGTATGAAGACATAGATTTACCTGTTCAAGAAGAAGATTTTAATTATGATTTATTCAAAGGAAGATTAATATCTGAACATTTAGAACAGGTTGTTGTTGATGTATCTATGAAAAAAAAAGAATTCCGTGAAGATAGAGAAGAAAGACTAGAAAGAGAGAGACTAGAAAGAGAAGAAAGACAAGAAACAGCTAAAGAAAAAGTTGTTAAAGAAAAAGAAGAATCTTCTTCTGAAGAAATTATTATTCCTATTGCAAAACCACCAACAAAAGAAAGAAAATCAACAAGAGATAAGAATCTAGTAGCAAATATTCCAGAAGTAGATTGGAAAATTAAAGGTTCTCCTATTCAAAATTTATTACCAGAAAAAGTTCCAAAATTTGATATTCGTGTTTCTTCTTATTTCATGAATAATAGAGAGAAATTTGTAGAATTTATAAATAGAATATTTGAAAGATATAAAAAAAATTTTAAAGTAAAAGAAGATGATATTACTTGCGATACTTTGCAAAATGATGATATTGCTTTCTCTCTTTTAAGTCACCAAAAAATCATTAGAGATTATTTAAGTTCAACTACTCCTTATCGTGGTTTATTAGTTTATCATTCTTTGGGAGCAGGTAAAACAGCAAGTTCTATTGCAACTGCAGAAGGATTAAAAGATGATAAAAAAGTATATATATTAACACCTGCATCTTTAGAAAAAAATTATAGAGAAGAATTAAAAAAAGCAGGAGACCCTTTATATCGTATTCATCAATGTTGGGAATGGGTTTCTGTAGAAGACCCAAAGAAGGATAAGAGTGAAGAAAATAAAAATACAATTGAAACTCTCTCTACTATTTTAAATTTACCAATTGATTATATTATCAAACATAGAGGAGCATGGTTAGTAAATATTTCAAAACAAAAAGATTGTTTTGGAAAAAATATTGAAACTCATGTAAGGAAAAAACATAAGGGTATTCCTGAAGAAGAATTAGAGAGAAAAATTAATGAAAAAAGTCAAACTGAATATCAAGATTTGAATAAACAAATTAATAAAATGATTGATATGAAATATAAATTTATTCATTATAATGGTTTACAAATGAATGAATTTAATAAGTTAACAGAGAATAATACTATAAATATTTTTGATAATTCAGCCATTATTATTGATGAAGCTCATAATTTTATTAGTAGAATTGTTAATAAATTATCAAAAGTTAAAAGAAAAGGTAAAAAAGAAGAAAATAAACCACAAAATCCAACTGCATTATCTCTCAAATTATACGAAATGTTATTATCTGCAGAAAATTGTAAAATTATTCTATTAACAGGTACTCCAATTATTAATTATCCAAATGAAATAGCTATTTTATTCAATATTTTAAGAGGATATATTATTTCTTGGGATTTAAAACTGAATTGGAGTACAGGAACAATTAATAAGAAAAAGTTAGAAGATATGTTAGTAAAAAATAAAGGAATGGTAGATTATCTTGATTTCAATGATTCAACTAAAACTTTAACTATTACTAGAAATCCATTTGGTTTTTATAATAGAATAACGAGAGAATATGAAGGAGTTGAAAAAGGAGACCGTATTATAACAGATGAGGCTTATATTGGAAGAGTAAAAGCAATATTAACTGATAATAATATTGAAGTAAAAGGTGAAAATAAAAATTATTATAAAGCCTTACCAGATACATTAGATGAATTTAGTAACTTATTTATTGAACCTGAAACAAAGCATATAAAAAATAAAGATTTATTTAAAAGAAGAATTATTGGTTTGACTTCTTATTTTAAAAGTGAACAAGAAAAATTATTACCTAGATATGAACCTTCTGATAATTTTAAAGTGGTACAAATACCAATGAGTGATTATCAATTTCAATTATATGAAAGTGCTAGAATGATAGAGAGAAAACAAGAGAAAAATCAAAGACAGCAACAAGGAAAAAATAATGTGAAAGAATTATATTCTGAACCTACTTCTACCTATCGTATTTTCTCTCGTTTATTTTGTAATTTTGTAATGCCTGAAGGTATTCCTAGACCATTACCTAAAGAAGAAGTAAAAATAGGAATTGAACATAAAGAAGGAGAAGAGAAAGAAGGAGAAGAGAAAGAAGGAGAAGAGAAAGAAGAAGAAGAAATTATAGAAGAATTAAATAAGCAAGACCAAGATTTTGATTTGGATAATGATAGAGAAGGAGAGATAGAAGGAGATGAATTAATTGATAAAATTGGTGATAGAACATATAAAGACCGTATTCATCGTGCATTAAAACAGTTAAAAAAAGCAGGTTCGGTTTTTCTCTCTAGAGAAGGATTAGAAACATATAGTCCAAAATTTTTAGAAATATTAAATAATATTACATCTGAAGAGTATCGTGGATTACATTTATTGTATAGTCAATTTAGAAGTATGGAAGGAATAGAAATATTTAAATTAGTTTTATTGCAGAATGGATTTGCAGAATTTAAATTAGAAAATTCTGGAGGTCAATGGTCTATTGTTCATAATAGTGATGATGCTGGAAAACCAAAATTTGCATTATATACTGGAACAGAAGATTCTGATGAAAGAGAATTAATAAGAATAATTTATAATGGAGAATGGGATAAAGCTCCTAAAAATATTTCGGATGAATTAAGACGAATATCAACTAATAATAATTTTGGAGAAATTATTAAATTGTTAATGATTACAGCATCAGGTTCAGAAGGAATTAATTTAAGAAATACAAGATATGTTCATATTATGGAGCCATATTGGAATCCAGCAAGAATAGACCAGGTTGTAGGAAGAGCAAGACGTATTTGTAGTCATAAAAATTTAGAACAAAGATATCAAACAGTTGAAGCATTTATATATTTAATGAAATTTACGAGAGAACAAATTGATTCAGGTAAATCTATTACTCTAAAATTAAATGATAAGAGTAAAAGAAAGTATGATATAGAAAATGATAAAAAAGACCAAGTACCTTTTACAAGTGACCAAGCATTATATGAGATTTCAGAAATAAAGAGAGAAATTAGTGAACAAATTATTACTTATATTAAAGAAACATCAATTGATTGCCAATTGTATCAATTAGGTTCTAAAGAAAATCTGAATTGTCTTCGTTTTGGTAAAGATGGAGTTGCTTCTAATGAAGCATTTTCTTATAAACCAAATATTAAAAATGAAAGTAATGATGTTATTGCAGAACTAAATAAGAGAGAAGAAGAAGTTAAATTAATTAAATTAAAATTTAAAGGAGAAATTGTTTATGGTAAAGAAATTGGAAGAAATGAAGAAAATCAAAAAATATATGAATTTTATACTGAAAGTTCTGTTAAGAAAGCAAAAGAAGATCCATCACATCAATTAGTAAAAGTAGCTACTGTTTTATTTGTTACAGATAAGAGTATAAAAGAATTAAAAAAAGGTCAAAGAATTCAATTAAATAATGGTGAAACCTATACAGTCAAATAATATTATTCTGCATTATGAACATTTCTTCCCAAAATAGCAAATAAAGTAAATACAAAGAGAGAACTTGACTTTTTTATAGATAAATAATTATCTAATTCTGAAATATCATATCTTTTTATATTTACAATTTCTATTTTTTTATTGTATTCATATTTTAATCTCAATAAATAATTAAGAATAATAAATAAAAAGGTACTATTTATATTTGAATAATGTAGAGAGAAACATAAATCTTCAAGAAATAGTATAAGTGTTTGATTTGTTAATAGCTCTCTATAAAATGTTTTCAATAAACCAGAATAAAATGCATAATAATTATTTGATTTTTCTTTTTTTATAATAATATATTTATTCAAGTTTTTATAATCAGTTTCTTTATAAGAAATATTAAATTTATTCATATATGATTTTTCTGTAAATTCCATTCAACTTCTCCATGCGACCAATCATCATCTTGAAATTTTATATTACTTTTTAAAAATTTGTTCTCTATTTTTTTTCTGTAACCTGATACAGTTGTAATAAGAAATAGAAGAAATAACATTGTTGGTTGAATTAATATATACAACATAATATATATCAATTTTTTAATTACTATTTGTTGTTAGAATTTTAATTATAATATCTAATTTTGTTTCTATACTTGAAAGAGTATTTTTGAGAGAAGGTTCATCATCCCAAGATATTTGTTTTTTTTGTGTAGGAGGTAATATCTGTTCGATATCAAATGAACGTTGTGCAATTGTTTGTGAAATTAAATCTTCCATTTCATGAATCGGTTTATCAATTTCTTCTTTAAAATTTAAAACTTCAGGAACTTTTTTTTGAAATAATTCTTGGAATTCTTCTTGTTTTTTATTTAATTCATTATTAAATTTCTCTCTTTTTAGCATCTGTAATTCTTCAAAAGTAATTGGAGCATTATTAATTACCTTTGTATTATATATTTGATTTATATAAGAAATATATTCTTTATTCATATTTAATAATTCTTGTTTAGTCAAATTTATAAATTTTTTATTAAAAGTAAATTGATTCATTTCATTATTATGTTTCTCTCTATCTATCATCATTTTAGAACTATTAATAACTTCAAACAATAAATCCGCATTTTTATTTGATATAAAATTCATATTATTATAATGATTTCATGTTTATATTATAAAAAATTGAATTATAATTTAAGTTATTTAATTTAATATATTATAAGAAATGGCATTCTTTTCAATTGAAAATTTTCTTAACCAGAAAATTATCAATAATATTTTTAAAATAAATTATAATGTTATTATGAATAATATGATTCAAAAAGAGAGAGAAAGAGAAGATACTGTTTCTTTATCATTGAAACATCCAAGAGTTTGTCAACCCAAAATTCCAATTAAGGATATATCTTCTCTTACCAACCCACATTTGAAGACAATGGATGATATATTTGATATTCAAAGTTCAATAAATTCTATTCTTTCACATTCCAAAAATATTGAATATGAAACTATTCATTATTATTACAAATGGGATTGTGAAAATTTTTCGGAAAAATATGGATACACACACTTTTACATTATTGTTTCATTGATAGATATAGATGAGCTTCCTTATTATGCAATAGAAATTCAAAGAATAACAGGAACAAAACCAATCCTCCGTTATATAATATATGAGCTGACACAACGACTTAATATTTTATAAATCTGGATTAAAAAATACCTTCCTATATTGTTCTATATATTTATCCTTGTATATTTTCTTCTTTAAAAGGTCTCCATCAATTGCATCTTCTAACATGTAAATAATAAAAAATAAACTATAAACACCACATTCTGTATTACCAAATTGATGTTCTACTGGATGGTTTTGGTCAAATGTAAATTGTATAGATAATTTTTTTCCTTGTTCTATAACTCTATCTACTAATTCTTTTACTTGTTTTGGAATTTTCTCTCCTGCACTATCAAAAAAAAATATAGTAGATTTTTTTATATTAATAAAGAGAGAAACCCAATGACTTCCTGATTTATAATGAGGGTCTAAATTAAAAATAACTCCTACTTTTGTAATACCTTTATTCATTTCATCTTTTAACTGAAAATTACATAATTCAGGCCAAACACATCCTTCTTCCGTTTTATGTTGGTCAAAATCAATTGGAGAAGGTCCTAAAAATTTAAAACAACTATAAGCTTCTTCATATTGACGCATCACATTTGTAATATCTACACTACTTAACCATTCATTTGGATTAATTTTCCATTTGTCCGGAGATTTAGGAGCAAATGATTCTTCTAATGTTTTTTTCATTTTACCATTTGTAAATCCTTGTGTTAACCAACATGATTCTTTATCACATACATTACTCATGTATAATTGTAGTGCATTCCAAATATCAAATGCATTTTTAAATTTTATAGTAGCATCAGGATGTCTCTCATTCCACATATCTTTTAATTTAAATAATGCTTCATCTGATAAACAACTATAAGATTTATTACTTTTCTTTTTAGAAGATGGACTACATTGTAATTTTATTAATTTATTATATTTTTCTTGAAAAGACATTTTATTAGAATTAATAAAACCAAATTTATTTTTAGATGTACTATTTCTATATTTTAAACTTTTCATAATATTACTTATAAAATATATTAATTATAAATAATTCCTTTTACCATGAATTTTGGGTCTGATAAATTTATTTCTTTTTGCTGTGGAATATTCATAGGAGTAGATTTTTCTTCTTTTTTTATAGTTATAAATGTATCCAATAAAGTATTTGTAGTAGGTTTATTCATGAATAATGATTTAACTTCTTCTTGATAAGGAGTTACAATTATATTTTCTTCTTCTATATCATCTTCAAATACTTCTTCTGATTTTTCTAAAGAATGTAATCCAATATATTCATTCTGAAGACTGTCTGAACGGTCGATTAATTTAAAATATTCTATAGAAGTACGGATATAATTTTCAAAAGATTTTACTAAAAAATCAGGATAGTCATTTTCTTCAAATTTCATAAATTGTCTTGTTAAATTGTTTATTCTTTTTTTATAAAACTTTTTCTCTCTTTTTTGTTGTTGTTTAACTTCTGGAATTTTTAAATTTTTAAATTTATCATAATTTTTTTTATTCATGAAATATTCAATTGTAGTTTCTGTAAAATTGCTAAAAGATGATATTTCTTCTTTCTCTTCTTTTTCCATAATATTATATTATGAACATTTATTCTTTGTAACATTTCTTAATTGTTGTCTTGTGCAATTATTAAATTTTAAATAACCTAAATTTTCTGTATTTGGATTAAAATTATCAAATTTTTCACTTTTAAATACAAGCTCATGTTGTTTATTATTATTATGAATTATTGGATTATATAAATCACTACTACTATCCGGAACATAAACTGCTTGACTACAACTTTGAATAGCATATATTTGATTTCTTAATTCAGATTCTAAATTCACATTACTTGCAAACCCAGACCAAGGAGCCATTCTATTTCCTGGATTAAAAGTATGATGAACATTATAAGTTGGTTCTTGTGTAAAAGGAACATTTAACATTTTTCTTGGGTCTACAATTGGCAATCTAGAATATTTTGTTGCAACTGGTCTGATATCTAAATATGGTTGTAATGTGCTTGAAGGAATATTTCTATTATAAATTCTAGTATTAATATCATGTTGTAATTTAGAACTAGGTAAACAAGAGTATGAATTCATATTATATTTATATATGATTATATTTTCTGTTTAAAAATATTTTAATAATATTTTAATAATGTGTGGTATTTTCTCTCTATTAAACAATAATATTATTGATACTAATATTGTTCAAACTTCTTTTGAAAAAGGTAAAAAAAGAGGTCCTGAATTTTCTAAACTGTCTACTGTTGATATTTTATGTGATTTTGGGTTTCATCGTCTTGCTATCAATGGTTTAAATGAAATCTCTAATCAACCTATTATTATTGATAATATCAAATTGATATGTAATGGTGAAATCTATAATTATAAAGAATTATATAAATTATTAGATATTACTCCAACTACTCAATCCGATTGTGAAATAATTATTCATTTATATAAAAAATATGGAATAGAATATACTTTGCAAATATTAGATGGGGTATTTGCTTTTATTTTATGTGATTCCAGATTAACAAATGATGATTCCAAAATTTATATTGCGAGAGACCCATTTGGTGTTCGTCCATTATATCAATTAAAACCTATTTATAATAATTTTAACATTTATGGTTTTTCATCTGAAATAAAAATGTTATATAATATTTATTATAATTTAAAGGACACTCATAAAATTACACATTTTGAACCAGGAACATATAGTGTTTTCTCTCTTCCAATAACTGTTTCTGCTAAATGGAAGCCTATTATACAAAATTATAAATATCATTCAATTGGTGTTTTTATACCTATATTTCAAAATTTATGTATTAATAGTTATGATGAATTTATTTCTACAAATATTTTTAATTATCTCTCTAAAGCAGTTCAAAAAAGAGTTGTAACAACAGAGAGACCAATTGCATGTCTATTATCTGGAGGATTAGACAGCAGTTTAATTACCTCTTTAGTAAATCATTACAGCGACAAGCAAATAGAAACATATAGTATTGGATTAGAAGGATCAGAAGATTTGAAATATGCTAAAATAGTAGCAGATTTCTTAAGAACAAAACATACTGAAGTTATTCTTACTGAACAAGAATTTATAGATGCTATCCCAGAAGTTATTTATGCTATTGAAAGTTATGATACAACAACAGTTCGTGCTTCAATTGGTAATTATTTGTTAGCTAAATATATCTCTCAACATAGTGATGCAAAAGTTATTTTTAATGGTGATGGTTCAGATGAATTGTGCGGTGGTTATTTGTATATGAATTATGCTTCTTCTTCTCTTGATTTTGATAATGAAACAAAAAGATTGTTAAAAGATATACATATGTTTGATGTATTAAGGTCAGATAAATCTATTTCTAGTAATGGATTGGAACCTAGAACACCTTTTTTGGATAGAGCATTCGTTCAATATTATTTAAGTCTTCATCCTAATAATAGATTTCATAAAAGAAATAATGTATGTGAAAAATATCTGCTACGAAAAGCATTTGATAGAAAAATTGGAATTAAATATAACTGTAATCTAGTGTTGAATTATGTATTACCAAAAGAAGTTCTGTGGAGAAAAAAAGAAGCATTTAGTGATGGCGTCAGTAAAAAATCAAGGTCTTTGTATGAAATTATTCAAGAACATGTATCTGATATGGGAAATATTCCTATTTTATATGAACATAATAATCCAGATACAAAAGAAAAACAATATTATAGATATTTATATGATTCATATTATAGTGGAACAGAAAATGTCGTTCCTTATTTTTGGATGCCAAAATGGGTGAATGCAACAGATGCAAGTGCTAGAACACTTGATATTTATGAAAATTAAATAAAATATTTATATAATATATATGGCTAGAAAACTTGATGGAGATGTTATTTCTTATTTTTTAAAAAATATGAATAAAATTACTTTTGTATATAAAAATAGACATTTAGGTACAACATTATTTAAAATATCAATTCCAAATAATATTCCTTCACCTTTAGAATTTACAAGAGATTTGGCTTATCATACAAATCCTAAAAAAATAAAACATATTTTATTAAAAATTATTTTCAATGATAAAAGAAATGATAATGAACATTCTTTACAACAAGAAATAGATACACATAATATTATTACATATGGAACACTCAAATTTTGGGAACCATTATGTCCTACTATTTTAGAAAATTTTATTTATAACACACAAACTGATGGAAAAATTATTAATGGGTTTCTTAGTAAATTAATGAGACCAAATGTTTCAGAACATATTCATAGAATTGCAGAAACTTTAAAAGATAAAAAATTTGTATGTTTTTCTTTTATGGAATATATTGATGGATTCACTATCAGTAATGATATTTATGATAGTGGAACTCTGTATAGACAAGTAAATGAACCTCGTTATAGAAAAGGTCGGTATTTAGTTAATGTATATAGATATATATTATTAGAATTAGCTTTGGTTGGTTATATACAAGAAGATGCACAAAACAGTAATTTTATGTATTATAAATATAGTGGGAAAAAAGTTCATCAAACCAAAAAAGGTCCAAGTCCTAGAACTCTAACCCCTAGAAGTCCTAGAAGTCCTAGAAGTCCTAGAGATAGTTTTTTTAGAGATGTTTCAAGTGAAGAAGCAAAAAGATTATTAAATATAAAAAGCACTAGAAAAGTAGATTATGGAGGTATTACAATAGATTTGCAAATGGTTAAACCCTTTCATAGAGGATTAAAAATAGATTGGTCATTAGAAGAAATTAGAAATAATTTAAATAAAATTACATCTAATTTATTTCGTGATGCTAGTCCAGAAGATATTATACAAATTCAAGAAATAAAAAAAATGAAAGTTTTAAAACAACTTCTTTTACAAGAAAGAGGAGATATTGTACCTTATTCTGCATTAGAATCTTTACCATTTAGCAAGAGTGTTCAAAATAGTATAAAAACAGTTTATGAAAAATATGATCTTTCTTTCCAAGAAGGATTAAAAATATTAGGTTCATTAAATAATGATTCAGCATATAGTTATTCATCCAAACATATTCGCAGTGACTCACAAAGTCGCCGAAGATTAAAAACATCAGAATATTAATTTTATTTTGATTGTATTGGGTCCACAATGCTTATTATATATTCTTTCAATTCATTCCCATTCATATTTGTAAGATACATAATTAGATAATCATTTAATAAATCTATTTTCCAACCTTTTATATAATCTTTGGAATGATTTCCTTTTTGAATATGGAAATCATTTACTTTATTTATAATAATATTACATTCTGGCTTGTTTAATTCAAATAATTCATATAATGACAACATTTTTTCTTTGGTTTCTTTTTGACGAATTGAATAATAATACCATGATTCAAAATATATATCCAATTGTGGAGAAATAGTTATTGTTAATAATAATTCGTTACTTATAAATAAAATTACAAAGTCAATCAATTCTTGTCCTTCTAATGAAAGAAGTTGAGAATATATGTGTTTTGTTTGTTCATTTCCAAAAGCAAACAAAATATATTGTTCAATTGTGTTTATCAACTTTGCTTCCATTCTTTTCTTTTGTGTAAAAAAAATATTATTATAAAAGCAATTCAATTTTATAATAAAATGTCTCTTGAGACGTCTATAATAAAATCAAGAAGCGAAGCTTCCAATTTTATATCATTTTTATTAATTTTATATTGGTTCAACTGGGTCCATAATTTGTTTAATATATTCTTTCAAATAATCTGCTCCCATATTTGCAATGTACATTTCCAAATAGTCTGTCATCATCTCCATTTTCCAACAACCAGAATATTCACGAACAATCAATCCTTGATAACGATAAATCTTGTTTCTCACTTGGTTGATTTCTTCTTCTGTCTTGTCATCATATAAATCATCCAACCAAATCATTTGATGTTCTTGTTCATTCCAAGCAATTGGACTATAATAATACCATTGAGTAAACAATATTCTTCTTTTGATTCCTTCAAATTCTTCTCTCGCAAAAGCATTGTGGTCTCCTTCGCAAGTAATATAATATTTCAGCTTTTCTTGAACCCAATGTTCCAGTTCATCTCCTTCCAATTCAAGAAGTTTATTGTATATTTTCTTTTCTGGGTCATTGACATTTTTCTCTCCAAGTAGGAAAGCAATAAATTTATCAAAGTGGCGAATGTATTGAATTTCAATTTGGTTCATGGTTTTGTTAAAAGTACAATTCTTATGTTTTGAAAAAGCATTTCAATTTTATTTTAATGAACGAGTTCATTAAAATAAAATCAAGAAGCGAAGCTTCCAATTTTATATATAGGATGTCCTTGGACATCCTATATATAAAACAATGACTCCAAAGGAGTCCAATTTTTTATGTTATTCGTTACGAATAACATAAAAAATCAAGAAGCGAAGCTTCCAATTTTATTTATAAATAAAAAATTATTAACAAAATATAATTTATTACTTTATTTCAACTGGTTCAACTAATTGTATTATATATGATTTTAAATCAAAAGAATTCATGTTCATAATATACATTTCCATATAATCAGCAATAACACAAAGTTTCCAATTTGGTATTTCATCATAGTTTTTTGCTCTTGAACCTTGAAAAAGATGAAGTTTTAATTTGATAGTTTTAAGTTCTTCAACATAATCAGGGTCAGATTGATTGTATATTTCATAAAGTTTCATTGGTTGAATTAAAGGATCATTCTTCCAATAAGAAATAGTCATATACCATATTTTAAAAATAGATTTACTAATATTTTCTTCAAATTCAAAATACTCCCCAGCACAAATAATATATTTTTTCAATTTTTCATGTACCCAAACATCCAACTCTTCTCCATCCAATTCAAGAAGTTTATTATATATTTGTTGGTCTGGGTCATTTTCATTTTTCTTTCCTAATAAGAAAATAATAAATTTATCAATATGGTAAATAAATCTGGAATCCATTTGTTTAATAAAAAATAATATTTATTCAGAAAAAATCAATTTTATTAATATTGTTTACAATATTAATAAATAATTAATCAATTATTACAATTATTATAATATATTATGCATCTTTACAAAATTTACTATAGTAGAACCATCTTTTACTGCATCATATGATTTATATTCTCCTTCCCATATATCTTTTATAGTATTATATAATCCATTAACTGAAATATTATTCATAAATAATATTGTATTGCAATCACTTCCTTTACCTATTATATTACACGCGATATTAACAAATAATTCTTTTATATCATATTTAAGAGATTCATTTTCTGAATGATTATATATTAATGTTAGTGTTTTAATTGCATCTTCTTTATTAACTCTTATTCTTGATTGATTATTTATTATATAACTTGTTGGATTTATAGAAGTTGAATCGTCTAATATTTTATTTTTTTCTTCTGAGTCTGAATCTGAAGTAAATTCGTCAACTTTAATAGATTCTATTTCGGAATCTGTGTCATCTATAATTAAATCTGTAAATGGAACTATATTTGGAACTGGTTCTGAAACTGGTTCTTGAACTTCTTCTGAAACTGAGTTTGGAACTGGTGTTGGCTCTTGAATTTCTTCTAAAACTGGAACTAGAGCTAAATCTTGTTCTAAAACTTGTTCTGAGTCTGATTCTTGAATTTCTTCTAAAACTTGTTCTAAAATTGACTCTTGTTCTGAAACTGGTTCTTGAACTGGTGCTAGTGTTGGAATTAGTGCTGGTGCTGGAACTTGTTCTAAAACTGGTGTTGGAATTGGTGTTGGCTCTTGAACTGGTTCTTGAACTGGTTCTTGAACTGGTGCTGGAACTGAGTCTGGTGTTGGTGTTGGAACTTGTTCTAAAACTGGTGTTGGAAATGGTGTTGGCTCTTGAACTGGTTCTTGAACTGGTGCTGGAACTGAGTCTGGTGTTGGTGTTGGAACTTGTTCTAAAACTGGTGCTGGTGATGGGGTTGGTGTTAGTGTAAGAGTTGGAGTTGGGGCTGGATTTGTAACTTTTTGTGGTTTTAAAATTTCTTCAGTATCATAGTCTCCAAAAAGTTTTTTTATAGTTCCAAAATAATCATGAGTTAATCTTAGAATATTAAATCTTAAAGATACTTCAAATTTTCTATCATCTGATAAAGTTTTGCTTTTATCAGAACCTATAAAAATATCACTATCTCTATCATACTGAATAGCTCCTCTAAACTTTGTATATCTAGTTCTATGACTTCGCCAAATATTCCATTGTAAACTTAAAGGTTCAACTGTTGTACGTATCATATTTCCCCCTTCTGATTCTCTAATACCATTAAATCCCATTTTATCTATATCTCCTTTTTCTGAAGTAGATAAAATTAATTTTAATTTTGATTTTATTTTATATTTTTTATTAATCTCAGACAATGTATATTCTTTCTTATGTTTTCCTGTAAACTTATCAGTTACTTGTCCATCATAATAAGTAATATACTTACTATTTGTATCTATACTAATACTGGTTAATGGTGTTAAACTAGAATCAAAATTTTCATAATCATCATAGTATTCATTTTTAAGGATAAAACTTTTTATATTACGAGTATTTTTATCTTCGCAAATAATTAATCCAAATGTTTTAGTTTTATGTTCTAAAATAGTATGTGGTATAATATCTCTAACTATACTAGCTTCTTTAAAATTATCAATATATACACGATACTCTATTTTTCGGATACAATTATGGTCATACTTTATTAGATGATTGCACAATTCAGTGTATAAACTATTTTGACTGTCAATATTTTGAATATAATCAGTTGTATCACTATTTTTTAAACGTGGTAAAATGTCGCAACAACTAACTAATGTACCTGTTGAACCATTATCCATAGGGTTATAATGATACATAGGGTTATCATCTAAATTTTTCTGGTATTCAACACTTTCAGATAAATTATTTGTTCTCTTGGTTGTTGGTATATCCCATTTAGTTTTTTCATAAATTCCTGTATCAGTTATTGTGTGATGTTCAATAATATTACAACATCTCATATTTTCTAATTTTGAACCAATCCCATATTCACTAAAACCTTTATTGTTTGTTTCGGTATGAAGATATAAACTATATATGTCCTTAGAACTTAAATTTTTTATTCCTGTAAATTTTGTAGCCATATCAAATATTTCAAATTTTTGAAGCATTCCATTATCAATATACATACTCAATACTATTTCTGCTGTTATATTAGGGTCTTGAAGTTTTGCTAATCTACAAACTTCTAAACTATTATGTACATTTTCTTTAATTGCTATCAATATTTTTGGAGAAGAAACTCTTTCAGCGTCAATCCATCCAGGCAGATAAATATTGCTTTTATTGTTTTCATTGCTCATTTGTTATAAATAATTTAATTTAATTTTAATTATTTAAATCAATTTTTTTTATTTATAAGTATAATGACAATCTAATATTTTTAAGTAAAAAAAATAATATTTTTTATTAAATTATTACCTTATTTCAACTGGTTCCACTTGTTGAATTATATATGATTTTAATTCAGAAGAATTCATTGACATAATATACATTTCTATATAATCTAGTATGGTATCAAGTCTCCATTCTGATTCCATCTCATAAAATATAAATCTTTTTTTAAAATCTTGAATTTTATCTTTGATACATTTATATTCTTTTGTGAAACAAACTGATGTATAAAGTATTTTTCCATATATTTCTTCCATTCTCATTACTTCTTCAGGGGTATTACGAATATTATACAAATACCAATCTTTAAATAAAGTTGGGCCATCAATTCCTTCAAATGCATCTCCTTCAAATTCAAAGAAATAACTTTTTCCAGTAATATATTTTTTCAACTTTGTATTCATCCAATTTTCCAATTCATCTCCTTCTAAACGAAGAAGTTTTGCATATATTCTTTGCTCTGTATCATTGACATTGTTCTCTCCAAAAAGGTAAGCAACAAATTTATCAACGTGGTAAATAATTCTGGATTCCATTTACAAAAGTAAAAAAATATTATTTATTCAAAATAAATCAATTTTATTAAACTGGTTCCACCTGTTGGATGATGTATGACTTCAGAGCTTCTGTGCTCATTGTCATAATAAACATTTCCATGTAATCTGACATGATATGAAGTCTCCAATCCCAGTCACGGTCATAATTTCTTGCATGTGGTTCTTGAAATTTGCGAATTTTTATTTTTATTGCATATAATTCAAGGCGATAATTTGGATTGGCGCGATCATATATTTCATCATATTTCATCAAATCACTATTTTCTTTCAAAGAATGAATTGCATACCATGTTTCAAATCTGGTTGGGCCAGCAATCCCTTCAAATTCATCTCCTTGAAAATCGCAGTAATATCCTGCAAATATGATATATTTTTTCAGCTTCTCATTCATCCAAAGGTCCAACTGTTCTCCCTGCAACCAAAGAAGTTTATTATATATTCTCTGCTCCAAATCATTTTCATTATCCTTTCCAAAAAGGAAAGCAACAAATTTATTAACGTGGTATTGAATGTTTTGTTCCATTGTGTTCTTTCAAAAGTAATTCATCTTATTGTTGAAAAAGCATTTCAATTTTATTATAGGATGTCTAAAAAATCAAGAAGCGAAGCTTCCAGATATAATATGAATAAAAAAATATTAATAAAAGATTATTCAAATTTTATAAAAATTTTATAAACCAATTGGTTAGTTATCTGATTTCAACTGGTTCAACTTGTTGGATGATGTATGACTTCAAATCCTCCGTGCTCATTGACAGAATAAACATTTCCATATAATCTGTCATGATATGGACTCTCCAATGCAAATCACGTTCATAATTTCGTGAATTTTGCTCTTGAAAATTGTGAAGTTTTAATTTCATTTCTTGAAACTCACGAAGAAAATCAGGGTCAGAATGGTCATATATTTCATCATACAACATCAATTCACTATTTTCTCTCAGAGAATAAATGGTATGCCATGTTTCAAATCTGAATGGACCCGCAATCCCTTCAAATTCAACTCCTTGAAATTCGCAGTAAAATCCAATAAAATTTATATATTTTTTCACTTTTTCATTCATCCAAGTTTCCAGTTCATCCCCTTCCAAACGAAGGAGTTTATTATATATTATTTGTTCAGGATCATTTTCATTATCCTTTCCAAAAAGGAAGGCAACAAATTTATCAACGTGGTACTGAATTTTGGATTCCATTGTGTTCTTTCAAAAGTAACTTATTTCATTGTTAAAAAAGCAATTCAATTTTTTATTATTGATGCTACATCAATAATAAAAAATCAAGAAGCGAAGCTTCCAATTTTATTTTAATGAACGAGTTCATTAAAATAAAACAATGAAGCGGAGCTTCCAATTTTATTTATAGGATATCCAAGGACATCCTATAAATAAAACAATTAATCAAAGATTACAATTTTTTATTTATTATATAAATATTTTGAATAATAATTAATATGACTTATTTAATTGATTTGGAAGAATTTTTAAATAATATTGGAAGAGAGAAAATTTTAGAATTAGATATTCGTTATTATAATAAAAATAAGATTTATGAAAACTCAATTGTTGTATATGCAAACCATTACCATAATTTTATAAATAAAGATAAATATATTATTAGTTCTCAAATAATTTTTACTATAAATAGAGAGAAAAATAGTATTCAAATATCTTCTTTATATGGATTAATTAATTTACATCGTCTA